TTGAAGATGATTTAACGGAATTGCATAGGCAAGAATATTATGCCGAAATGGAAAAGATAAAGGACCTGTATAAAAAGTATGAATTAGGTGAAAGCTTTACCACAGAGGGTTCAAATGCGGATTATGTTCCAAGTGATTTAAGCTATAAAAAAGCTTCGGCAATAATTAACAAAGAAGCAAGGTTTTTATTTGCCAATCCACCAACGTTTAATATTAATGTAAATGATGTTTCACCTGATACGAAAGAAAAGAATACAATATTACAGGACTATTTAAACAAAGTGTTGAAGAAAAATATGTTTAATGGTAAATTAATAAAAGCGGCGAAAGATTGTTTTATTGGTAAAAGGGTTGCAGTAGCATTGAATGTTTCAGAAGAAACAGGAATTTCAATTACATTCTTAAATTCAATGGAATTTTTGTATGAAAAAAATGAGGCGGAAGAGCTTACGAAGATTGTAATGTTTTATAATCAAAACGATACGGCATATAGAAAAGACCAACGTTGGTTAAAGAAAACTTATGAGCTTGAAAACGAAATTGTATTTGTTGAAGAAAAAATATTTGACGGTTTAGGAACTTTGATTGAGGATTTAACTCCTAGAAGAAGTACAAAGTTTGAATACATTCCTGCGGCGGTTATTTTAAATGACGGTTTAACTGGTGATTTAAGAGGTAAATCTGAGTTAGGTTATTTGCTAGGTTATGAAAAGCATTATAGTAAATTAGCAAATGCGGATGAAGACGCTGAACGCAAATCAATGAACCCTACAAAATATGTTCTGGACGGTTCGAAAAATAGTACAGAAAATTTATCAACTGGACCGGGTGCAGTATGGGACCTACAAAGTGACGGTGATGGTGGTGTTGAAAATGTAAGCGTAAAAGTAGGAATATTAGAGCCTAATATGAGTTATTCAAACGCTTTAAAAATTACACTTGACAGAATTGAAAACGCAATGTATTCAGAGGTGGATGTTCCAAACATTAATTCAGAACAATTGCAAGGTGTAATAACAAGTGGTAAGACAATCACAGCTTTGTATTGGGGATTAACTGTTAGGTGTGATGAAAAAATGCTTGCATGGGCCCCCGCTTTTGAAACAATTGCAAAAGCAATAATAGACGGCGGAAGGCTTTATCCAAAAGCAATTGCAAAATATACAAATGAATTGCAGTTACCAGACATTAATTATGAGATGCTTGTTGAGAATAATTATCCATTACCTGAAGATGAAGAAAGTGAAAAAAACATGGACCTTGCGGAAGTAAACGCTTTAGTAATGTCTAAAAAAGCTTATCTTAAAAAATGGCGTAATTTGTCAGATGAAGATGCAGAGCAAGAAATACAACAAATAAAAGCGGAACAAGATTTGTTTAATAATTCTGAAATGCTTCCTGATGTAAGCAATTATAATGATTCAATAAGCGATAGCAATAACAACAATGACAATGTTACAGATGTAGATATAAACGATATGCTTAAATAAACATATGAGCTTCCAGAATGGCTCGGGTTTAAAATTAATAGTTTTAATGCATAAATCTTTGTTAAAATAATTAAAATTAAATCTGAGCGTTTCTGAGGCTTCAGGGAGGTATGTAATGCCTAAACAGTTTGCAGTTGCTGAGGGTGTAAGACAGCAATTAACAGCACAGCAACAGAATAAAATTAATTCACTGTATAAAGAGACAATTGAAAATATAAACGACCGTATGCAGTTTATAGAGAGGCAGGACAAAAGGAATATATCCTCAATTTTGCGTCAACAATATTTAGGTGAATTAACACAAGAAATAAAAGACAATATGCAAGTTGTAGACAGCCAAACGGAAAATTTAATAAAACAAAATATGTTGCTTGCTTCTCAATCAGTTGTTAAAAGCAACGGTGTTATGCTTTCAGAAATGGGATTTTCTGATTTAGTTTCAAAAACAGCTTTCTCATATGTGCCGAAAGACGTTGTTGCTCAACTTGCATCAGGAACTTTGTATGACGGTAAATGGAGTTTAAGCAAGGCAATATGGAATGACAATGCAGTTAAGAACAAAGAGCTTGATTATATTGTTGCTCAAGGTGTAGCATTAAATAAAAGCACATTTGAAATTGCAAAAGATTTAGAAAAGTATGTTAATCCCAATGCTAGAAAAGATTGGAGTTGGAGTAAGGTTTATCCAGGCAGTAGAAAAGTAATTGACTACAATGCACAAAGGTTAGCAAGGACAATGGTTAGTCACGCTTATCAGGAAAGTTTTGTAAGAACCACTAAAAACAATCCTTTTATTGAAGCATACAAATGGGAAATTAGCAATTCTGATAGGGTTTGTCCTTTATGTATAAGCAGAGCGGAAGATGACAATTATGGTTTAGGTGCAGGAGTTTTCCCAAAGGACCAATTACCATTGGACCACCCCAATGGGATGTGTACTTTCACAACAATAATTACAAAAAGCTATGATGAGATTGCTGACAGCTTGGCTGACTGGGTAAAAGGACAGGGTGATGAAGCTTTAAACAGTCAAATTGATAATTTTGTAGACGATATGGGAATAAAAGTTTCAAAGTCTAATACAGATAATGCAAGCACAGCAAATGTTGATAAAAAAGACATATTTGGCACTGACGAATGGTATGAAAGCAAGTTTAAGAAAGTTACAAAGGGAATGTCCGAAGAGCAAAAACAAGAGTTTGTAAGAGCTTTAAAAACAGCCCCAGAAAATTATCAAAAAGTGCTTGGAGAAGTTGCAAGCAAAAGAAATTTAAAAATAAAACGTTCCGATGAACAATATTATTCAGTATTAGATAAAACGCTTTATGTAGATGCAAACAAAATATATAAACAAGGAACAAGTTACAAATATGAGAATAAAATGTCTACAATGTTTCACGAATTAGGACACGCTATTGACTGCAACAAAGTGAATAAAATTTGGGATTTAGATAAAAAATATTCGTCACAAACAAAATTTAGTAAAGCTTTTGAAAAAGATGTAAAAACCATTGTTAAACAATATAACGATAATCACACTTTGTTTGTTAAAAATTATTCAAATATGTTGATGGATAATAATTCAATGAATGTTCAAGATGTTTTTGATGGTTTAAAAGCGGCTAATAATATTGGGAAAGTAGAATTACCATTTTTTGATGATTTAACATCTTATTGGGTTCATGGAGAAGAATATTGGATAGGTGAAAATGGTGAAAGGGATGCACAAAAGCGAATTCAAACTGAATTGTTTGCAGAAATTTCTTCGTCACAAACAAGCCGAAAAGAAATGCAATATATGAAAGAATATTTTCCAAACAGCGTGCAAGCTTTCGATGAAATAATAAATAAATTAGCAAAGTAAAGGAGAAATAAAATGTCAGATGAACTAATAAAAATGTTACAGCAATACAAAGAAACTTTTAATGAAAATTATCCGTTAATGCAAGTTTGTGAAACGCAGGAAGAAAGCATACAAAATATTAAAAAATGTATAGCTGATAATAAACCTTTAAAAATGAACATAGAGAAAAATATTTTGTATTAAGATAATTTTAAATTTTCCAGAATTTATTGTTTACAAATTTAACTTTGTGTGTTACAATGTATATTGTATAAATATTGTTATAAATAATTTATATATTTATATAATAAAAGTAAAAAGAAAATATATAAAAGAAAAATGAAAAATACGGAGGTATAACAAAATGAAATTACTTGTTATTGTTTCTAAAAATGAAAAATCATATGGTTATGCAGTAAACAGAAAATCAGGTGTAAATTCAAAAACTTTAGAAAAGGTTTTAAACAAAATATTCGCAGAATATGAAATTTTGCAAATAACCTACCAGAGGTGAAAATATGGAAGAAGTAAAAAAGTTCGATATGCAAGTATACGAACAGGAGAAATCAAAGGAAAAGAATATTGAATGTAATAAGTGCAAGAATACTTTTCCATTAAACAGCATTAAATTATACCATTCGTTTAATAAAAACGAAAATGGAGAAACAATGAAAATAACATTTTTTGTGTGTCCATTTTGTAATGAAGTTTATGTTGTAAATATTAATGATAATAAATCAAAAGAATATTTATGCAGTATTCAATTGTTGCAAAGGAAAATTGAAATTAGAAAAAAGATGGGCAGGAAAGTAGACGAAAAGCTGATTAACAAATTTATTACTGTTAAAGCTAATTATGTTTCGTATCAAAAAATGTTAATTAAGAAATACGATAGTTGTATTACCTTGAAAAGGATTTAAAATAATACCGTAAATTCGGAAATGTTGAAGGAGAGAATTAAAAATGAAAAAGCAAGAATTATTTGAAGATTTACCATTACGTTATAATTTGCAGTTTTTTGCTGATGACGATAACAATGATGATGACGATAACAATGATGATAAAGACAAAGGCAAAAATGACGATGATGATAATGGAGACGATGATGACGAAAAAACAAAAAAGAAGGAAAAAACTTTTACACAATTGCAAGTAAACAGAATGATGAGCCGTGAAAAGAAAGACGGCAAAAATTCAATATTAGCTTCCTTAGGATTTAAAACTGAGGATGAAGCGAAGAAAGCTGTTGAATTATACAAAGCTTTAGTTGATAGTCAGAAATCGGAAGAAGAAAAAGCAAAGGAAAAAACAAGTCAGGCGGAAAGTCAAAAGACAGAAGCTGAGAAACGTGCGGAAGCGGCGGAAAACAAACTTGCTTGTATTATGGCAGGAGTGAACAAAGAAAGTGTTGAGGATGTTTTAGCAATTGCAACAACAAAGATTGACGATGATAATAATTTGTCAAAAGTATTGGAAAATATGAGAAGTCAGGCTAAGTATGCAATATTCTTTGAAGAGGATTCAGATGAAAAGAATAAAGATACAGGTACAGGACATGATACTTCTCATGCAAGAAAAAAATCAGAAGATAAAAAAGGAAGTTACGGAGCAAGTTTAGCAAATAAAGCTAACAAAGCTCAACAGAAGAAATCAACATATTTTAATAATTAATAGGGAGGTATTGAAATGTTAAATCAGACAGGTGTTAAAACAGTTTCAGCGACCACACGCAAGATAATTTTAATTGCGGAAGATAAAGCAGTTGCATTACCATGTATGGTGTCAAATGATGGTGTGGAAGCTTCAGACGGTAAAAAGATTATTAAGGCGGGTACTCCGTTATCTGGAAGCATTACAGCAAGAGGAACAGCTTTTAAGGTTGCTACAAGTGCTACAAATGTTGCAGGAATTATTTTACATGATTTGGATGTTACAGACGGCACAAAGAACGCCCAAGTTCTTATATTTGGATTTGTTGACGAAAGCAAGCTTGATTCGTCCGTTAAAACATTGTTAACAAGTGATATTAAGACAGCTTTAAAAATGATTCAGTTTGTGCAGTAATTTGGAAGGAGGATAAAATACTATGTCAAGCATTTTTG